TTAATGTTCTTTATGGCCAGCATGGGGCTGGCCGGTCGCCGCGTCGAGATAAATCCGCACCACCCGCCCGTCACGGCGCAGCAGGCTGATCTCATAGACGAGCTCCTCTTGCTCGCGGCAGAGCCGCGCATTGATCGGCTCGGCATGGGCGGCGACGCTCGCGGCCTGCATCAGCGCGAAAGGATCGCCGAGCCGCCGATCCGAGATGAGCTGGCGGGTCTCGGCGATCGGCAGGCATTGCAGCGCCGGCCGATCCGCGGCCATCGCAGATGCGGCCTGCGGCGCGGCGACGATGAACGCCAAAATTTTCGACACGATCCGACGCATTCTCGCTTTTCCCCACAAAATCTATGCGATGCGCCTGCTGAACGCCAAGTGAACGCCACAAACGAATGTGAACGCCCGAAACGGAGTGAGCGGGGCGGCGTCGAACCTCTCCGACGCCGCCCACCCGTCAATCCGACGCTTTTTCGGGCGCGACGATCGCGATCAGCCCGCCGAGCGCCGCCCCCGTCGCCAGCACGCCGTCGCCCAGCGCGCCGGGCGCGACCGAATGCACGATCGCGGCCACCACGCCGGTCCCGGCCCAGGTCGAAGGCTCCACGACTCGCGAACGGAGCCACGCGTAAGCGGAAGAAAGCGAAAAACCCATAGTCGTCATCCTTTCGTTTCGCCAGGAGACCGCCCGGCGCGGATATCGATGCGCGGCGATCACGGATAGAGGGCGAAGGGCAGCTGATAATGCGGACCGTCCCTCAGCGTACGCCAATCGCCGCCCCATTCGATCGTCACATGCTCCGCCTGCGCCGCCGCCTTCATCGCGCGCGCGATCGGATAAATGTGCGGCCACGACCATTGCGGCCGTCCCTCGATGAGCGGAACGAGATCGACCGCATGTCCGACGAGCCCATGCTGCTGGTCCTGCGTCGGCACATGCCGGCAGCGGAAGGGATTCTTCAGCGCCGACGCGCCGCGCGCGATGAGCGCGCGCTCGCGCGCGATTGTCCGCACGCCTTCGAAGACCACGAATCTCTGCTCACAGCGCGCCGCCGCGCCGCGCACCACGCGCACGAGATCGGGATGCACGCCGACGAGCTTCGCCTCGCAAGCTTCGTCCAGCACAAAGCCGGCGCGCGGCGCGGAGCGCGCCGGCGCTTTCTTATCGATCATATCGATGTCCTTTCGCTCGAGAAAAAGCGCGCGGCGCCGCGTCAGCCCGGCCAGTCCGCGTCTATGTCGATCGCCGCGAGCGCCGCGCCGTCCTGCGCGGCGACAATGGCAGCGACGAGCTGCGCCTCGCGATCGAAGCAGCTCTGCACATGCGCGCGCACGCCCTGCGCGACAGCGATCAAGGTCGCATGATCGAACGCGACGAATGCGCCATCGGCCAGCTTCCAATTCACCGTGTAATTATTGTCGAGCACGCTGGCCACGACAGCCGCGGTGAGCTTGGCCTGCGTTCTCTCGTCGGTCGGAAGGCTCATGCCATTTACCGAGGTTCCCGCCGTCTCGGCGCGCCATCGACGCTCCGCGAGAGCGGCAAGCCGCTTGCTCTTCGCCTCCGCGAGACTTGGGATCGACAGAGGCGTAGGCGCATTTCCGCCGCCGAGCCAATCACGATAGGCGAGGCTGTCGGCCGTTTGCGCATTGGTCGGGACGCTCGCGCCATCTGCGTCTCGCCGCACCATGTCCTGCAGCGGCTCGCCAGCGAAATCGCAAATGATCGAATAGGTCATGTCACAACTCTCCGTCTCAAATTTCCGCTGACGCCGTGAATGCGCGATCATAGGCTTCGACCGATCCCGCAGCAGTGGACGCCATGAAATATCTGATCGCCGCCTTGCCCATCGAATTGAGGCCGTCCATCAGAACATTGGTCTGCACGCCGCCCGACAGCGCCGACAAGGTCGGCGTGCCGAACATCGTCACCGGCAGCGTCATGACCGAGCCCCCGAACTGCGTGCCCGCATTTGCCGTGAAGAGATGCGAGACCAGCAAGGATTGAAAATAGCGTTGGCATATCGGCAGCTCCACGCCCGGCGGCCGCCTCTCGAAGCTCGTCGCATAGACCCCGGGCTCCAATTGCGGCCGCAGGATCGTGCCGCTCGAGAACTCGACATTGGTCTGCGCATTCGCCGTCAGCCCCGACACGAGAAGCGGCGCGCTTCGCGAGGCCGTCGCGTAAGAGCCGGAGCCCGAATAACCCGTCCCCTGCCAGACGCGCGCTTGCGCGGTCCCTTCATGCGCCAAAGCATAGGCGCCGCCCTCCATCAGCTGCGCCTCGATCGCCAGGATCAAGGAGCCCGCAGAAATCGAGAGCGTCGTGTCGACGCCGCTCGTCGTGAAAGTGTAGGTCGCGCCAGCGGCGCCGGCCTTCACGCCGTCATGGCCATATTGCCCGGCAGCGAGCGAGACCGTTCCCGAAACCGCGCGCTGATTGATCGCAAAAGTCGCATTGCGCAAGCGATTGCGAAACGCCGCCGAAGCGCCGTCTCCCATGCCGCTCGGAAAATCGACGCGCCCCGTCGAACGATCGACGATCAGCGCCTCGCGCCATATCGTCCCGTCGGCGGAGACCTTCACATGAAAATTATCGTCGCCGAGAAGGCCCGTCTCGGCGCGGCCGGACCAATTGGATTGATAGAGCTGCGACGCCGTGTCGGCGGCAGTCTCCTTCTCGAGCTTGATCCGAAAATCGCCGGCCCCGCCCTCCGCCACTGTCCGTGCGGCGAACAAGGCCGCGCTCGCCTTCACCGAAAGCGCATTGGCGACGTCCGCCGTCGTCCCTATGCCGAGCAGCGACAGATTCTCGAGCTCGTGCAACGCGAGCCCCGCGTCGATCCAGGCGGAGCCGCTGTAGAGCAGCATGAGCTGCTCGGCCTCCACATAGGCGAGCCACCCCGCCTTCGGCGCGAGAAACGCCCAAGCGCCGCTGAGATACACGGCGACCTTCTGCTCCTTGCCGGCGAAGGCGCCCGCCGCCGTGGCGATGACGAGATAACGATCGCCGTCGGTGGCAGAAACAGGCGGCGAGGCGCGCCGATCGATCACGGAAAGCTGCGTCAGCGCGTCGAGCAGCTGCAGCGCCTCATTATGCGTGACATGCTTCTGCGCCTGCGCCGCATCGATGCAGGGCAGAGCCAAATGAATTGTATCGGTCATGGAAGCTCACTCGATGGGCAGCGTCGCGACGAGCGGAAAGCCGCGTCCTGCGCGCGCGCTGATTTGAAATATCTGCACGGCCAAGCTCGTCTGCGGCGCCCCGAAATCGACGAGCTCGTCGCTCGCCGAATAGAGCGCCGACGCGCGCGTCACACTCAGCACGCGCGCGCCGCCGCCAGCAAGCGCGATGACGACGTCATAGGCCTCGCTCTCCTCGCCGAGCGGTATATCGACCGGCTCCCAGGAATCGGCGTCGATCCGCCCGCGCCGAATGAAGGAGACGACGACGCCATCCGCTGTCCGCCGCGCATGCGCATGTGTCGGCGAATAGGGAAGCAGCGATTTGCGCGTCGCCGCGACCTCCAGCTCGACATAGGTCGGATCGTCGTAATCGCGATCCGCCGGACCGATGCGATAGACACGCGCCGAATCGATCTCCGCGGCGTCCCGCGCGAGCGGAACGATGGCGTCGTCGAGCAAAACGATCGTCGCTCCAGCCGCCACGCTGCGTGACGCCAGCGCATCCTCTCCGCCGATCCCCCGCAGCAGCCGCGATAAGCGATATGTGTTCGTCGCGACCAGCTCCGCACGCGTGAAGGCGAGGATCTCCCAGGCGCCGTCGTCGCCGCGGATCGCTAATGAAGAGCGCAGCGCAAAAGCGCTTCCATCATCCACAGAGGCGAGCGCGCCCGAAGCGAGCCTCACCGTCACGCTCGCGCCGAGATCGAAACGCCCGAGCGGTCCGGGCGCGAGCGCATCCAATGTTTCGCCCATCGTCGCGCGCTTCTCGATCAGCCCGACCGACTCGAAGGACTCGCCGAGCTTCCGGCGGATGGCCAACGGCCCCGGCCACGGATCGGCGAAAGCGGCGACATGTGACAATGCAGTCTCGCCATCCTTAGCGATCGCAAGGTCGAGGACAACCGCGCGCGGCGGGCCGATCACGCCTGGAGAGGCCAAGGCGCGCCAGCCGACGGAGCGCGCGCAAACGTCATAGACGCTGGCGTCGACCGCGCGCGCCTCGATCTCACGCGCCGCGCCATCGGTGATCTGCGTGATCTGCCATTGACGTCCCGGCGCGCGCGCCAATGACACCACATCGCCGGCCTCCAAGGTCGCGAGCCCCGGCCGCACGGAAAATCGCGCCGTCTCGCGCCCGGCCCAAATATCCTGCAGCCACACATCCGCCAAACGTTGCGCATTGGAGCGCGCGATCATAACCGCCGTCTCCGCTTCGCTGCGCCGCGAGGAATAGCCCTCGAGCCGACGCGAAAGCACACGGCCCGTGCGATAATCGAATTCCGAATCTCCGAAGGACAGAGCGATCTCATGCGGAAGCTCGCTCTCCTGCGCACGCCGCAGCTCGATCAGCGTCCCATCCTTCCTCGGAACCAGATCGTCGTCGCCGATCTCGAGCACGCTCTTGGTTCCGCGCGAGACGAAGCGCAACGCGCCGCCGGACATCACAGCGTCGAAGCCGAATAGCGACGCGAGCGGATCGATAGCCTCGCGCGGCGACATTGCGCTGTCGAGCACATAGCCGTCGACAAAACCCTCGATCGCCGGCCGCGCGACAACGAGATCATTCGTCGCGATCGTCGAAGCCAGCGTCGCGACGAGCCGATCGAGCGGCGCGCCCTCGAGCCGCCCATTGAGCCAATGCCCAGTCTCCCAATTGGCCGAGTCGGCCCACACATCCGAACAGCCGGGAAAGGCCGGAAACGGCCGCGCATCCCAGCACCAAACATGAATGCGCGCCACATCGACCATGCGGCCGCCATAGGCCATCGACACTGGATTGCGCGCGTCGCCGCCCGGGGCCGTCGGATCGAAATAGCCGAGCATGGCCTCGAGAAAGCGCGCCTGCATCAGATCATCGCGTCCACCACGCGAGAAATAGGGAAGGCCGCCCTCCGACGAATGCGCATCGACAAACACATTGGGCGCATTGGCGCCGCGATCGACTGCAGGACAACCCGTTTCGACGATCCAGATCGGCTTGCTCTGCGGCGTCCACGCCGTCGATGCGCCGAGCTCCACGCCATCGACGCGCTCGTGATGCGCATTCGCCCACCAGCCGAGAATGTCCTTCACGCGGTAGACCCAGGGCTTGCCGAGCGAATCTTCGATCGGCGCGCGCGTCTGCGTCAACCGATCCGCGTCGCTCGCATAGAACCAATCGAATCCCTCGCCAGAGCCGACGCGCGACGTCAGATAATCGAGGTCATAGACATTCCCCGCGCTCTGCGCATCGAGATGATCTACGCCGTCGCGCCAATCGGAAAGCGGCCAATACACGTCGATCCCGATGAAATCGATCGACGACGCTCCCCACAGGGCGTCGAGCGGAAAGCGTAGCTCGCCCGCTGTCGGAACATGCGCGCCATATTCCGTCCAATCGGCTGAGTAGCCGACCTTGGTTCCACTGCGAAGGACACCCTTCACATCATCCGCGAGAGTGACGAGCGCCGCGACAGCCGGATAGACGCCCGGAGCCGAACGAATGCGCGTGAGCGCCACGAGCTCTGAGCCGATGAGAAAAGCGTCGACCCCGCCCGCCTCCTCGCACAATCCCGCATAATGCAGAATGAAGGCGCGATATTGCGCGAAGAACGCCGCGACTTGCGTCGCAGCCGCGCTGGTTTCAACCACCGTGTCCACGGGTCCGGGCGCAGGATCACAAGTGATGCGCCCCCGCCAGGGAAACGCGGGCTGCCCAATCTCGCCGCTACGCGGATCGAGCAGCACATTGTCCGGCGGCACATCCATCATCACAAAAGGGTAGAACACGACTGCAAGACCGCGCGCCCGCAGATCGGCGATGGCGACGCGCACCGATGCGTCGCTCGGCGTCCCGCCAAAGGCCGCCCTTCCGTCGATCTGCGAGACCAGCCGCGCCGTTGCGCGCATCAGCCCCGCGACCGACCAATCCGCGGGCCAGAATGGGCCATAGACATAGTCGAACTCGCCGATCGTCTTGAATGTCGCGTCGACGCGCGGCGCAATAGTGCAATGACCCGCGCGCAGATCATCGCCGAACCAAGCGACGACCAGCGCCACGCTCTCGAGATTCGGACAGAGCGCCTGCAATGCGTCGATCGAAGCCGTCCAGTCGCTCGCCGCTGTGAGCTGATGGCGGTTCTCCGCGCTGGTTTCGCCCGGCGAAAAGAAGTTCAACTGGAGCGACGGCTGATAGCCCGCCTCCGTCGCGCCTGGAATAATATCGACGGCCCGAATCTTCGCGCCGAGCCCCGCCACCGGCCGCGTCACCTCGAAGGTGAATTGCGGAATGCGATTGCCGAATGGCGCGAGCGCCAATTGCTCGAACACGACATAGGCCAGCCCGCGATAGGCCGGCGCATTCTCTGCCCCCTCCTTGGCGACGATCAGCGCATCGGGAAGCTGCTCCTCATCGCCCTTGTAGATGCGGATCGGAAGGCTCGTCATGTCGAGCTCATTGCCGTCCGCGAATATGCGGCGCACGAAGGCGATCGGCCCCTCGCAGAGACCAATCGCAAAATTCGCATAATAGGAATAGGAGACGCTCACCGTCTGCGACGTTCCGCCGCCGCCCTTGCCGCGATTGCTCGAGCCGCCGTCCAACGACACATTCGTCTGCTCGAGGAAGCGCGTCGCCCAGATCATCTGGCCGCCGATGCGGGCGCGTCCATAGACGCGCGGAATCGCCGCTCCCTCCGTCGACGCGACGCCCTCCATCGCCTCCAGCCGCGGCCCTACCTCATAGCGCGTCCCCGCGCGCGGCTGCAGCGCCGCATCGACGAGGGCGCCGCCCACAGCGCCCAGGACATTGCCGATGACCGAGCCGACCGGCGCGATCGCTGCGCCCGCGGTCTGCAACAAGAGAGTCGCCATCTCGCCCTCGAAGCTTCAATTCATCACGCCGGGAAAGGCGAATGCGCCCGCCAATTTCTTGCGCCACAAGCCGATCGGCGCCTCGGCCACACAGACGCCGCCATGCGCATGCACCATATGCGTCGCGCTAGTCGCAATGCCGAGATGCTTGGCTGGCGAGTGATCGCGGAAGCGAAACAAAAGCACATCGCCCGCGCGAAACGAATTCATCTCGACGACGGCGAAATGCCGATGCGCGGCGAGCGCCAAAGTCTCCTCGCCGAGGGCCTCTGCCCAATCCGGCGAATAGGGCGGCGCCGATTCCGGCTCCGGCCCCACCACCGCGCGCCACACGCCACGCACGAGACCGAGACAATCGCAGCCGACATGAATGAGCGATGCCTGATGTCGATAGGGCGTGCCGATCCAGAGCCGCGCCTGCGCGACGATCGCCGCGCGCGCGACCCCGCTCATCGAAAAAAGCTCCCACCGTCCATCGTCGGCGTCAGCGAGCTCGGATAGGAAATGACGAGATCATTGCCTGGCATATGCGGAAAGCCTCTGAAATTGACGATATTGAAGAATTTCGATCGGCAGCTCGCCGCACTCTTGTCGCAGCCGGCGACGAGCGTGAAGCCATCGCCCGAAACAATCCCGCCCGCGAGCCGCGACCACAGCCCCAGTTTCACCTTCCCGTCGGCGCTTCGATGTGATTTGACGGCGACGCGAACGCCAGCATCGGCGCCGCTGGTGACGATCAAGGAGCCCCCGGTAAAAAAATCATCGTCGAAATCCTCCGCGAGCGCCGCGACGATCGCGTCCTGCGTCACCGCGAGCACGACACCCGTCGTGTGAAAGAAGGAGGCGGAGAGATCGACCTTGCAACGCGCATCGCCGAGATCGGCGGAGCAGCCCTGCTGATAGCTGTCGCCGCGCGTCTCATCGAAGAGATGCGCGAGGGAGCGCAATTCCGCCCGAAACGCGAACTCGCTGCGCGTGACCTCGCCGATCGTCATGGCGTCGATGAGCAGGCGATTATCCACATTGCGCCAATCGACGAGCCATATCTCGACGCCAGCGCCGTCATAGCGCCCATTGGCGAGATCACTCTCGCCGAGCCCGTCCGACTGCAATGCGCCGATCACCTCGCCGCTACCGACCGCCAGTCCGACGCTTCCATCGATCTGCGTGGCGGCGAGCCCCGTGGCGGCGCGATAGGTCACGCCACCGAACACGAGATCACGATCATGATCGGTGAATCCCATTACCGCGCCATCCTTGCGAGTGAGACGCCAGCAATTGCACAAGGTCGACGCCGAAGCGTCGAGAGATTGCCGCATGGCCGACGAAGCCGAACGCATTGCCTTTCCTCCTTATCAAAGGATGATCTCGATGATCGGGATCTTCGGGATGGCGCCGGCCTCGAAAGAAGAGACGTCGATCTCGAGATAATCCGTGTCGAAGCGAGCAGGCACATCGAACAGAAATCCTGCCGTCACCACGGCGCCGATCGCTGGAACAGCCGAAGGCGACAAGGTGACGATTCCGCTCGACGCATCGACATCGAAGTCCACGCCTCGCGTCTTCTCGGTTCCGCCAATCGCTATCCGCACGCTTTCCATCACAGGCTTCGCTATAGTTCGCGCATAGGGCGCGAAGCCCGCGCCATAGGTCTTTTGCAGCTGAAATTGCGCCTGCGCGCCATCGCCTGCCCCGAGGATCTGGTCGAGCGGCGAAATCGAGCCGGTATGCGCAGAAGAAAAATCCGCGCGGTCGCGCCAACGAAAGCCGAACAGCCGCCCGCGTCGCTCCTCGAAAAATTCGATGACCGCGGCGAGCTGCGCGAGCGATTTGACGCCATAGCCCGCCTCATAGCGACGACGCGAATTCGCCCATCGCGCATTGCGCGCCTCACGATTGGAGCCGAGCGCGACGATATCCGTCCGCCGCTCCGGGCCGCCCCGTCCATTCAGCGACACATCGAGCGGAAAGCGCGTCTCGTGAAAATCGACCATCACGCCCTCCTCATAGATTGCGCCGGCCGCGAGCCACCGCCCGCGCCAGCGCCGCAGCAATCTGCCCTTCCGAGCGCCGAAAGCTGTCGACGTCCTGCGCGGCGATATTGACTGTCACCGCCACTGGATCGCCAGCGCCCTGCATCGCCACGCCGAGCCGACCATCCGGCCCGCGCGCGAGCGGCATGATCGCCTCCGCGCCACGCTCGCCCATCAGACCCACCGCGCCATTCGCGCCGAAGAATGTGGGGCTCGCGACGACGCCGCCATCGGCGAACGGCGCCACAGAAACGCCGCCGCCGCCCAATGCGCCGGAGATCAGCGCACTCAATCCGCTCGTCGCGCCCTGTGTCAAAGCCTGCGCGCCAGCATTGACGCCGAGCTTGGCGAGCGAGCGCGCGATGGAGGCGAGAGTGGTATCGAAGCTCTTTCCATTCACCGCCGCGCTGGCGAGCCCGCTCGATAGTGTCTTCGTCGCCGAAGCGGCGACCGAGTTGATGTCCTGCAGCTGCGTTTTCGTGGACTTCAGATCGAGCGCCTGAAAGGACAGATCGATCGATGATTGCGCAGCGCTATCGCTCGTTGACGAATCACTCACTTTTGGTCTCCGTCGGGAAATGCGCGCATCAATGCCGCTAGAGCGTCGCGTGATGGCGCTCTCGTGGCGCGGCCGTAGAGACCTTCCGCGGCGCAAGCCAATTCGCGTGGCGTCATCGACCAGAAATCGCGTGGCGAAAGACGAAGAACGCCGAGGCCGAAGGCCATCGCCCGCGCCCATGGGAAGGGCTGCGGCCTCACCCGCTCGCGCTCCGCGGCGGCGGAGGGTTTGCGCTGTCGCCCTCGCCGAAGGTCGCCGCCAGCAGATCGGCAGCGATCTTCACATAATCGCCGAGCCCTCCCGCGACGGTCATGCGCGCGACCTCATCGTCATTCTTTTCATATCCGCCGCCGCGCAATCCACATCCGATAATGCAGATCAGATCGCGCGCCGATAGGCGCCGTCCTTCGAAGCGCTCGGCGAGCGCGACGAGATCGCTCACGCCATGCGCGCTCTCGAGCTCGGCGAGCGCGCCGAGCGTGAGACAGAGCCGATAGCTCTCGCCGTCGAGCGTCGCCTGAATTTCTCCCCGCTTATGATTGGCCATGACGATCGCCTCACCCCGGTGTGAACGAAACCGCGCTCGCCGATTCGAGCGCTATGTCGAACGTCATCTCGGCATTGTGCTCGCCGCGATAATCGAGGCTGGTGATTTGGAACACGCCGGCAATTACTCCGAACGACGGAACCATGATCCGCCATTCACGCAGCAAGCCGTCGAAGAAGAGCTGGCGAATGAGCGCATCCGACGCCTGATCCTTGAATATTCCGGATCCCGCGAGGCTCGCGCGCTTCACGCCGGCGCCGTCGAGCAATTCGCGCCAACGACCTGCAGATTCGGCGTCGGTGACATCGACGGTCTCGGCGTTGAGCGACAGACGCCGCGTGCGCAAGCCCGCGACAGAAACGACGCTTCCGCTCCCATCGTCGAGCTTCAGCAGCAGGTCTTTTCCTTTTTGCGCTGACATGTGAAGGCTCCTGAATTTGCAGTCGTCATTGCGCTTCCGTCGTCGCGCGAAAGCGCAGATCGACGCGGGCGAAGCGGCCATTCTGCTCGCGTCGCGTCTCGCTGCCTTGATGGCGCAGATCGATGAGGACATGCCCCTCGAGACCGAGCGGCGCCTCGTCGAGAAGCGCGACGATCCTGTCGCCGAGAGTCAACGCTTCGGCGGTCCCACGTTCGATCGATACGACCGTGATCGTGAGGAGCTGCTCGGCGCCGCCGCTGTCCGAAGTGGACCAGTCGCGCAGCTTCGCCTCGGACAGCAGCACGTAAGGCGCCGCAGCGCCGCGCGGCGCCTCGTCATAGATTTTCGCGGCGCCGAGCGCGGCGACGAGGGCGGAATCCGCCGAGAGACGCGCGCGTATCGCTTTGCGCAGAGCTATGATCGGCGAAACCGTCATTTGTGGCGCCTCATGCGATTTCCTCACAATGGCAGAACAGAAAGCGGCGCCGTCCGTCCGGGTCAGAGGCGGAAGTGATGCGCAGGCTACGCGCGCCATCGACGAGGCGCATTTCGCTGGTCACATCGGCCCGCCATCGCGCTTGCGCGATCCAATGGATCGCCAGCTCCTGCCGCTCCTCGATGAAGCGCGCTTCCGCGGAAAGCGGCGTGAGCTTCACCCAAATATCGCCGCGCCCGACATAGCCTCTGGTCATCGCGCCGCTGTCGTCCGGCGTGTCCACGGGCGCCTCGAGGCTCATGCGCAGGCGCATCTCGCCGATCTTCGGCGCGTTCATGTCAATCGCTCGCGCCGAAAGGGCTTCGCCAAAGCCACCGCGATTGTCGGCAATGGCGCCCCGGCGTCGTCCACATCGCCACGATTTTCATGCCAATGCGCAACCAGCGCCAGCATGGCGCGGCGCAGTGGCTCCGGCGTGTCGGTGGCGCTGTCGCCATATCCGGTGACGAGATCGATCTCGATTCCGTCGCATGCGCGGCCCGGCTCGGGCGGCGACGAGATAAAAGCGACACGTCCGGCGTCGCGCGTGGGAGCCGCGCGGTAGGCCGCGCTCGCGAGGGTCTGAGCGACATCGGCAGAGTCATAGACACGGATGGCCGAAAGGCTACGAAACGGGGAGAAAGGAATGGCGAGCGTTCCGCGTCGCAATGTCTGCGCGGGCCAGGCGTCGAGCCGCATGCGCCAGCTCTGCGTGACGAAGAAGCGGCGGGTGTAGGATTCGAGCGTCAGGCGCGCGGAGACGATCAAAGCGGCCAGTAACGGATCCTCATCGCTAGAATCGAGCCGGAGCCAGGCCTTCGCCTCATCGACCGAGACGGGCTCCAGCGCCGGCGCTGTCAGAAGATTCGGGATCATTCGGTCTGTCCATCTGTGAATGACGTGCGAACTCGCCGTTGCGAGCGGCGCAGTCGCGCGCCGCTCGCGTTTGACGCTAGTCACATCATGCGACGCCGAATTTCAGCAGCTTGATCGCCTCGAAATCCTGAACGCCGCCACCGACGCGCTTGGTCGTGTAGAAGAGCACATAAGGCTTTGCGGAATAGGGATCACGCAGAACGCGCACGCCGAGCCGATCGACCACGAGATAGCCGCGCGCGAAATCGCCGAAAGCGACGGAGAGACTATCGGCGCCCATATTGGGCATATCCTCCGCTTCCACCACGGGGAAATTCAGCAGAGACGCCGGCTGATCGAGACTCGCGGGCGGCGTCCACAAATATTCGCCAGTGGTCGATTTGAATTTGCGGATGGCGGATTGCGTCTGCCGATTGAGCACGAATCTGCCGTTCTGCCGATAGCCGGCGCGCAGCGCATAGACGAGATTGAACAGAGCGTCAGAAGGATTGCTCACCGCAAATCCGCCGGCGACGCCGGTCGCGACATAGCCGATATTACCCCAGTTCCAGCTGGCGTCCGCGACCGTCGTATAGGCGAGGAATCCTTTGGGTTTGTCGGTTCCATTGCCGCTCACAAAGGCCGCGCCTTCCTGCTCGGCGAAGACGGTCTGCACCTCCTCGGCGATCCATTGCTCGACGTCGATCGCGGAATCGTCGAGCAAGGTTTGCGTCGCCGCCGGCATGGCGTAGAGCTCCATCGCCGGAAAATTGAGATCGACGATCTGCTGGCTGCTGGTTTGCGTTCGCGGATCGGTTTCTGCTGCCCATCCGGCGGCCGGTCCTTGTGTCGAATAGGCTTTGCGCAAAGAATGCGTGGAGATTTCACGCACGCTGGCGATGGCGCGAATGGGCGACAAATGCGCCAGGCGACGCAATATCTCCTGCTCCGCGGGCGTGGGCACGAGATATCCGCCGTCCGGGCCGGAGCCGGCGGACAGCGCCTTGGATTCGAGCGCCTTCAGCCCGGCGGATTCGCCGCTGCGCATATAGAGCGAAAACGCCGATTTGTGCTCGCGCGTAGGCGCATCGTCGTTCGGCGCGGACGAAAGTCGCGGCCGCGCGAGATCGAGCGCGACACGGTCGACGCGGCGCTTCGTTTCGTCGATGGCGCGGTCGATGCGCTGCAGCTTCTCCTCGGTGAGCGCGTCGACGCCCATGCGCGTCTCGATCTGCGCGAGGCGCTCTTCATTCGTATCCTTGAACGCCGTGAAGGCGCGGTGAAGATCGGCGAGCGCTTCCTCGCCGGAGAGGGTCCTGGTTTCGAGAAACGACATTGCCGGCAACCTCTTTCTTTCGACATGACGGCGCACGAAAGCGCCGCGCGGAATGCGCGGGCGTTCGGAGGCCAGGTGAACTGGGAAGATCGTCTTCGCGCGCGGCGCTAGCCGCGAGCGTGCGTCACCGGGAGGCAGAGAGCTGCTGGAGCGTCGCCTCGAATCGTGTCGCGGCGAGCTGCATGCGAAGCCGCGCGAGCTTCTGGCCGAGCTGAGCCGCCGCGTGACGCGGCGCGATCGTCAAAGCGGGAATCACGGCGATGCGCGCCTGCGGCAACGCAGGAAAGGTGACGATCGAAATCTCGATGAGATCGAGCTCGAGCAATCGCCGGACGCCAGTCTTAGGATCGCTCGCGGCGCGAAGCGTGCGAAAGCCGATCGACAGGCCGTCGAGCGCGCCTGCGCGGAGCAACGACAGCGCCTCCCGCGCACGCGCGACCGAAAGATCGAGCCGCCCACGCACTTTCAATCCGCGCTCGTCCTCGGCGATCTGCGCCCACACGCCGATCGGCTCCTCGGCGCGATGCTGCCACAGCATTTTGACGCTCGCGGCGCCGCGTCGCTGCAAGCTCGCGGCGAAGGCGCCGCGCTCGACGATATCGCCGCAAGTGTCGCGCACGTTGAAGAGGCTCGCATAGCCTTCGAATGTTCCGTCGGCGCCGATCGCCGCGGGAAACGGCGCGCGCTTCGTCTCCAACGGAGGGCTCTCTATGTGAATGTCTCGCGTCAGCGCTCGCGCCATCAGGCTTTCTCCCGCGTCGCGCCGATCGCGGCAGGACCGCCGCCGCGCGGCGGCTCGCGAAGGCGCTGCAATGCGCGCACAAAAGTCTTGAACACGATGTCGGGCTCGAGGCGCGGCGGCTTGCGCGGCGTGCGACGCTTCATTATGCGGAGAGGCAATGCGGCTAGACTCATTCATTCGCTCCCATAGCGGCGGTTGAAGCGCGCGAGCTCGCGCACGAAAGCGTCGAGCCGCCGCATGGAGCGGCCGAGCTCACGCAGAGCGCGCAACGCGAAAGCAGTGGCGGCGCTCGCCCAGAGAAAGAGCGCGAGATGGGCGAGATCGCCGCGCTCGATAATGGAGGTGACGATCTCGGACATGGGGCCCCTTTCAGACGCGAGAAAACGCCGGCCGTTCTGACGAGCGGTCGTCGCGGCTGACTTCGTTCGATGCCGCTGATCACGAGCTACGCGAGGTGGCGGCTCATCCGCCGCCCGCCCACCGGCGAGCCCGTGGAAACGCCTTCTGCATGCGCTGCACGAGCGGAATGATCGTCCGGCGCCAGAAGGCGTGATTGGCGTCCTCGTAATTGCGGAATGTGTTGTCGCCCGGCAGCCCGATCAGCAGCGGCGGCACGTCGAAGGCGAGCGCGATCTCCCGCGCCGCGGAGGCTTTCGTCTCGGAAAAATCCATGTCTTTGGGCGAGAACGACAGCGCCTTGCAATCGAGCCCGCCTTCCAGCAGCAGCGGACGGCCGGCGTCGAAGGCGCCGGAGAAACTCTCCTCCAACTCCTGCTTCAGACGTTCGAATTGCTCACCGGTGAGATGTCCGCCCTCCGGCCGCGGCATAGACGAGCGCGGCCTACGTGTTCTTCTGCGAAGCGAGCGAGGCCTCGAGCGCGGCGCGTATGAGGCCAAGAAACGCCTCCGCGTCGCCTTCATTGCCACTGGAAATGCCAAAGCCGCCGCCGAGAGTCTGGTTCCAATTTGCGACCAGCTGCTCGTCGCTATAATTCCTACTCAACATCGAGATATGCTAATGCCACAAGACCACGGCGACCCACCATGTATCACGAATATCAGGCTGTCCTCGAGCGCTCGCGACAAAGGCTTCCTTACCCGTCGGTGAATTGAATTCGGCATTGACGCGCTTGCGCTCAGTGACGACGCGTGCGACAAGTTCGACGGTGTCTTGTTGGTGGACGATCGCCGAATTGACCGGCTTCTGCGCTGCTTCCAACGAAGGAAACGACCCGACAAGCGGCGTCGTGCTGAATGGCCCCCTCTCGAAGCGCTCGCTTTGAACGCGTCGTATCAAATACTCATCGCTCTTGCCGACATGCTCGCTGATGGCGTGTCCGCCGTTCGCTTCCTCGTCCCGCAGATCGATAAAATCGCCGACCTGCGTGACGAGCCCGCCCACATCGCTCAGGCGATCGTGCTCAGCGCGACCCGGACGAAATCGCCGCCGCTGCTCCCATCCCCGCTCGTCCACTGCCTGCCCTCGGGCGATCCGGCGGCGACGCGCGGCCGGTCGGTCAATTCAAATAGGCGCGCGCCTTACGAAAGAATTCGATCATGCTGCCTCCAGAGATATATAATTGCGCCTTCGAGCTGTTCCAAATTTCTTGCAATTCGGCGTTCGAATAGCGTCCGCTCGTGAGCTCGTCGAGATAGGTCTTCAACGATTCCACCTGATCTCTCGTAAGGAAATTCGGGGCCTGTCGAACCGCGTCATCCAAAGAAGGATAAATCTTGAGAAGATCCTGATGGAAAAGGCGACTGTAGCTCGCGAACGCCTCAGGGATGTTCATATGCCGTCTCTTTCTCATTTAGTCGTTTATCGGATAGGCGGTGACCACCGTGAAGCCATTAGGGGAGGCGTCGTCATGTCGAATGAGCACCAAAACTCCGTTTGTCTCTCGTATATATGGAGCGGAACGGCCGCTGTTTGCAAACGCTTCCTTACCGGTCGGAGAACCGAAAAAGCTGGTCATATCGGTTCCTCCAAGCAATCCCTTTGCCACTGCTTCGACAATAGCACGATTAGCCGATAGCGTCGCGTTGACGAGTTTGTTCGCCGCCGCCAACGAAGGAAACGATCCCGCAGCCTGAAGACCCATATCGACAAAAAGTCCTGAATAACGTTCCGTCAATACTCGATTTAGCAAGAACTCGTCTGACTTTCCGACATGGTAGTCGATCGCATGGCCCCCTCGCTCCTTCTCACCCAGCAAGTCGACGAAATAGCCTTCGCCCTCGCCGACCAGTGTAGCGCCGACATCGCTCACGACACCAGCGATCGTGTTCAGCGCCACTTGCGCGAGATCGCCGCCGCCGCTACCGTCGCCACTCGTCCACTGCCCGCCGTCCGGCGATCCGGCGTTGACGCGAGGCTGATCCGCCGAATATTTCACGCGCTTTCCCATCGGGCCGTAGCCAGCCGCCTCGCGCTGCTCGTCGACAGTGAGGAAAGCGGCGCTTCCGATGCGGCTCCATTCGAGCGCGCGCTCTTTGGCCAGAGCGTCGATGCGATCTGCGTCATAGTCGAAGCGGAAAGGCGCGAAGCCCGGCTGCGCCCAGGCATGAAACGCCTTCTGCAAGCGCTGCACGAGCGGAATGATCGTCTGGCGCCAGAAGGCGCGATTGGCCTCCTCATAATTGCGGAATGTGTTGTCGCCAGGTAGGCCGATCAGCAGCGGCGGCACGCCGAAGGCGAGCGCGATCTCCCGTGCAGCGGAGGCTTTCGTCTCGGAAAAATCCATGTCCTTGGGCGAGAGCGACAGCGCCTTCCAATCGAGCCCGCCTTCCAGCAGCAGCGGACGTCCGGCGTTGAAGGCGCCGGAGAAATTCTCCTCCAACTCCTGCTTCAGCCGCTCGAACTGCTCATCCGTCAGATGTCCGCCCTCGGGCCCGGCATAGACGAGCGCGCCGGAAGGCCGCGCGCTATTGTCGAGCAGCGCCTTGTTCCAGAAGCTCGCGGCGTTATGCGTGTCGAGCGCCGTCTGCGCGGCGGCGAGCGGCGCGAAGCCATAGATATCATCGAGCGGATTGAAGAGACGAATGTGCAGAATCGGTTCTATGCCGCGACCCTGAATGTCATAGCGCACGCTGTCTCCGGCCACGGAATAGACATAGGCGGTCGGCCAGCCATTGCGTCCCGCGACGACGCTCATGCGATCGGGCCGCAGGCAATAGGCCTCGCGCAGCAATCCATCGACGAAGGCGCCTTCCACATAGGCGTCGCCATAGAGCAGAAGATTGGAGACGAGCGCCTCGAGGAAGGAGACGCTCGTATCGCTCGGATTGGGCCGCTCGATCAATCGCAGCAGGGGATGTTCCGGATTTTCGACGCGACCTTCATAAGCGAGCCAGGGCACGGAGGCGGCGCCTTCCGCCACCATGCGCACAGCGCGATAGCAGACGGCGTTGCGCTCATAGCCGGCCCGTGTGAGCGCAACATTGTTGCGCGCTGTCCATTGCGGCGCGGCCATGGAATGCAGCGAAAGCATGGCCCGCGAGGATTTGCGCTCCGGCGCGCGCGCGCCGAGGAGACGGGAGAGAAATGAGGGCATGAGATATCCGTCTGAAATCGAGTGAACATTGAGCAGGGCGTAGGAAGCGGCTGGCTCGGCGCCGTGTGGCTCGCGATCGCCCCCCCTCACAATCGTCGCATGCGCGGCTCGCGCGCGCGCGGCGCCAACGCTAGCGCGTGAACGGCCCACACCAGCGCGTCGAGACGATCGGGACTTCTCCCCGACGACAAGCCGTCGGTGGCGAAATCGCACATCTCGTCCTCGAGCGCCGGAAAGGCGCCGACATGGCGGATGCGCCCTTGCTCATAGAGCTGCGCGACCGGCGCCGCGCGCAAATATTTGCCGCGTGTCGCGCGGACTTCTCTCACGGCCACGCTCGGGTCGGCCTCGTGAATGACGGCGCGCACCATCTCGCCGCCCTGGTTCACCTCGGCGATCAGCGCATCGGCCTCGAGCCTGTGATAGAGCGCGACGCCGGCGCGCGCCCATTGCGCCGGCCGCGCGGCGGCGAGCGTCGCATCCTGCAGCACGAAGACGATTCCATTCGCTGCTCCCGCCGCGACGATTCCGCATCGATCGGCGCGCTGGCCGGATGACGCAGGCGGATCGATGGCGACGACGATGCGTTCCATCGGCGGCGCCTCGACAATGCGCGCCGCCTCCAACATATTGCGAGTCCAGAGCGCGTCGGCGCGCTCCTCGACGATCTCGCCGTCGAGCTCCTGACGCCCCAATCTCGTGCCGGCATATTGCGCGACGACGCTCTCGAGAAAGGATGGCGCGAGATGCGTCGCATTCTGCCGCGTCGTCGCGCGCGTCGTCACGACGCCGCGCTCGCTCATCAGGCGCTTCAGAAGCGGAATGGAGCGCGGCGTGGTGGTGACGATCTGGCGCGGCCAGTCGCCCAAGCGCAGCCCGAATTGGAGCATATCCCAGCTCTCCTGCGCATAGCGCCATTTCGCCAGCTCGTCGCACCAGGCGGCGGAAAATTGCGGGCCGCGCAGGCTCTCGGGATCTTCCGCCGAGAAAGCCTGCGCGACCACGCCATTGTCGAATGTGAGGCGCTTGCGCGACGGCTCCCACAAGGGCCGCTCGCTGCGCGGATGTATGGCGAGAATTCCGGAGACGCCTTCGATCATCACATCGCGCACATGCGCGGCGCTCTCGCCGACGAGCGCGATCGGCGACAAGGGCCGCGTCGAAAATTGCGGCCGGCCGCGCGCGACGGCGCGCACCCATTCGGCGCCGGCGCGCGTCTTGCCGGCGCCGCGCCCGCCCAATATCAGCCACACGCGCCATGGCTCGCCATTGCGCGCGAGCAAGGGCGGCCATTGATCCTCGCGCGCGCAAAACTCCCAATCCGCGAGCAGCGTTTCCAGCTCGCGCGCGGAAAATCCGTCGATCAGCTCATTCAGGCGGCCCATCGCCGCACATGCGCTCGAGCCGGCGAGCAAGCTCCTCGCGGAGCTCGGCCAATTGGCGGGGAGGCTCGTCGTCGAAAGCGTCTCGGACACGCCCGTCCTCCTCTCGCGCCACGGCGGCGTCGCGATTCATGCGCTTCAACTCCGCGAGGCTGCGCACAAGGCTCGCAAGCACGCGCGCGCTCGTCTCCATCGTCTTCGGCGCCGCCTTTGCGCCGCATGTCGCGAGCGCCGCTTCGGCGCGGACAAATTCGCGCTCCACCGCCTCTTCGAGCCGCGCGATGAGGCTGCCCGAGTCTTTCTCCGCCGGCGCGCTCCGCCGCGTCGCCATGGATGGCTCTTCCACGCTCTTGCGCTTGATCGGCGACGGCCGCATCGGCCATCCCTCGTTTTCGCGAAAACTGTGGAAAGCGCGCTCGCTCATGCCGAGCATGGCGCGCACCTCGGCGAGCGGCGTGACTCCCGCGTCATAGAGCAGCTTCGCCTGCGTGACGATGTCGCGCGAAAGCGCGTCGGACTTTGACGCCAT